CCATGTCAATGCTCTGGACCGTGAGTGCGTTGTTTTCCCACGCCGCCGAGCTGTCCACGTTCATGTGGGCCACGGTGTCATCATCGGATGCGTCCACGCCCATGGCCTGATCGATTTGACCCTGCAACCCGCGTACGGAAGCCGGCGTCAGCGAACCGGTGGTGGTGGTTCCAGAGCCAAGCGTAATGGACGGCGTAGAGAAGATGCCCGGCCACGTTGACCGCAAAATTCCCATGAAGTTTCCGGTGTTGCTGGAAACGTGATAGTAGGGGATGCCAAAAACTCCGCTGTTCGCTTGGCCGGCGGATCCGGTCACGAGGAGGAGAGTGCCGCCGGTAACGCCAATGGGGGGATTGCCTGTCAGCCAGATGGTGTTATTGGCGATATCCACCGAGAGAACCTGGACGGTGCCCAGATTCGTGCCGCCGAGTGCTGTCCAGCAGTCCAAGATCTGACCGGAGATGAAGGCATTGGCATTGTTGACCACCAAACCGGTGCCGTTCACCGAGACTACCGAGTCGAGGGTGTTGGAACCGTCCGAATTGCATCCCAAGGAATCGAGTTGGGCGGCCATTGTTTCGGTCGCCATCTGGTTCGTCTGGGTGACATAATTCTCGATGGCCTTGGAGTCGGAATCCGTGGAGAATTCCGAGAGGCTGGTGTACTCGGACGCCTGGACGAAGGAAATCGCGCCCAAGTTGCCGAATACTTGGGTAGGCGCTCCACCGCGCCCCATGTCGTTGCCGTCGAAGAGATTGGCGCCAGTGCGGATGGATGCGCCGTTTTGAACAGTGAAGGGGATGCGAGCCTGGCGGTTGGAAATCGCCTTGATATCGGTCGCTTTGTTGACGCGCTTCCAGAAAACAGCCTGAAACTGAATCAGCTCTTCAAGTTCCGGGCGTAGGTATTCGATCTGACTGGCGATATTTTGAGAAACGGACCCTGCGGACATAGACACACTCCTGAATTGAATTCAGCGGTGTCTATCGCGGCTCGCGTCGGTTTTGGTTGCGGTTTCCGGCCCGCTATCGCCTAGCCCAAAAGCCCTTGCTGGGTACTGCTTTACTGCAGTGGCATCGGTTTATGACGGTTTCCGGCCCGTTATGCCCTGACTGCTACATTTCAAATCATACGATGAATCGGAGAGGCGTGTCAACTCCGCTGCCCCGTCCACTGAAGCCGCTTGCCATCACGCATGACGTACTGATGATGCGCGGCCATCGCTGGAGTCGTTCGCGTCTTATCGACGAGATTGATATCCGGTTTCTGGCTAACCTGGGTCCACCCGGCTTGAGGCTTCGCGGCCGAAGCGGCGGCCTTAGTCGCGGCAGGCGCGCCCGGTGCGGCGGCCTTTGGCCCCGGCTTGCCGATCCCGAACGCAGCAAGTGTCTGCCGAAGGGCTAGAGGTACAGCTTCCTTGAAGGTGGACTGATGGAGCCGGAGATAGTTTTCCTTTTGGTTGGCGGCGAAAAAACGGTTCATCGAAGGATTAAAGTCAGCTTTTGCCTTCAGAAGGCTACCGAGTTTCACTGCATAGAGGTCACGAATAGCCTGCGACTGGCCGGCCTTCAATTGACGCGTTCCAACGTGTTTCGCCCAGGCGTCTCGAAAGAGCGACGCATGGCCCTGATCGGCTTCCGACTTCCAGGTATTGCGCCGGAAATCCGTCTTTTCCTGGTCGAATTTAGCGCGCGCCGGGTCGGGCCCAATTGGAGCGGATGTCGCCGCCTTCGGCTTCGTGACTTCCCCCTTTCCGATTTCCTCGAGGTTTTTGAAGAATCCGAAGATGCGATCAAATGCGGCCTTGGCTCCCGGTTGGTCCGCCGGGAGAAAGTCTGCCAGCCTTTCCAACGCCAGCGGAATCCGCTCAGAAAAGGCGTGGCTTGTGAGAACCTGTCCAACATAGGCGTTGAAGCCGGTTGGGTTCAGTCCGCGGAACTCATCAAAGAGTTTCGGCGCGAGGTTGGTATATTCGTCCGGCGACACTTTCTTGAAGTGCTCTAGGGCATTCGTGAAATTCTTCTGGAACATCTGGTCAAGTTCAGGCGTTCCGGTCAGAGTCTCGAACAGTGCGGGGTCGCCATTAGTCCACCGCGTATCGAACTCGCGCCAGCCGTTGATCTCGCTGGTAACACCCTCAATGCCCTCATGTCCCGCAAGTTCCTGGATACGGGTATTGAGTTTCTGGATTTGGTTGAACCCGCCAGGAAGTTCCTTAAGCAGCCGTGCTTCGGCAAACAGCGCACGTTCAATGGACTTCGCCATCTTCGGGTCTGTGGCCTTGAGCGATTCGAGCACCTTGGCGGCCTTGGGGTCTAACTTGCCGTCGACGATGGGCTGATAGCGCGCGTTCGGATCGGCGAGTAACGCCGGTTCTGCGCCGTCGTCCAGTGCCGGTTCTGCGCCGTCTGTTTGTACGCCGTCATCCGCAACCTGGGTTGAACCATCATCAACCGAGGTTGAATCTGCCCCGGCGTCTAGTTCAGGTGTGTCTGCTGCTGCGAAGTCTTCCATTTCATGCTCCTATCTGTGGACCGCCAGCCGGCGCTTGCGCGGGCGGTGCTGTATGGGGCGGTGGCGCCGGCGGCTTATGCGCAATTGGTTGAGGCGCCGCGGTCGCGGCCTGTTGTTGGGCCTGTAACGCCTGCATCATCGCGGCTTTCTCATGGGCCATGCCATGGGCCTTTACATTCATCACGCCTGGCAGATTCGGCGGAGTTTTAGCCAGTTCTTCGCGACAAGCCGCCGAGCTTAGCCATTCCTTGCACTTCTCAAACTCGAATTGATTGTAATCGAAACCGGGGTCAATCGGCACGCTGGGCTGGAGTGCTGCGACGGAGTTCGGCGCCGGTGCCTGGGCCGCAGGCAGTCCGGCTGCCTGTGCTTGCTTCGTGGCCGCCTCGAAAAGCTGTTGCGCTTGCAGCAATTGATCGGGGTCCGAAATCCACCCAATCGGAGCCTCTTGCAGCAGTTTCTCGATTTCCGTAAGCTGCTTGTCGCGCGCCTCGGCCTGAATGAAGACTAACTCGTCGAGGCCAAGATATCGCTTGGCGGTTGCCACATTGTCCGGGTTATTCAGCATTTGCGCGATCATGGGTGACTGCTCGGACATTTGCACGAGCGCTTGGAAGGTCGCCCGCTTTTGCTGGGTGCTTTCGGGAAAGCTAGAGTCTTCGTCGGGATACCAGCCAAAGTTGCCCTTGCGTAAGATATCCAAATCCACAACAAGCGCGCCCTTCCCACCGCTGGCCTGAAACGTGGTCTTGCCTTGCATCTCTTCGCACTTAGCCGCGGCGAGCGCCGACTGGTAGCGGATGCGCGCAAACATGCGCTGCATCCTCCCCCACGGAATGCCGAGGCGCCCAAGAGCTTGAGTTAGGGCTTGCCGCATCCCCTTGGCAGTTTCATTGTGCTCATCATCGGTGCCTATCAGTGCCGGCGGGCTGCCAATCAAGAACTCTGGAAACGGCCCTTGCATCATTTCCATGACCTGCATGAAGGTTGGGCTTAGTTCTGTCTGCTTGGTCTGATAGATGGCATCCTGCATTTTCGCGGCATTGCCGGTCAGTTTCCAGGACCGGATGGCGTTAGCCGCGCTGCGCTGACTGCGAACAGCGTCTAAATCCTGATCCTCGGCGTCGAAATACAATTCCGGCCAGCCCGTATCAAAGCCCTCGCGCGCCCCATTCACCATGTCATTCAGGTTGTCCTGCGTAATGGCTATCGGGACCATGTACGCTTTGCGAAATTGACCTTTGCCAGGGAAAGGGAACTGGATATCAATATGATCGTCCGCCGATTGAGCATAGGCGCCCGCATATTCATCGCCGACGAACCTGAAACACGCTCCATTGAATTCCCCGTCGTCATCTCCGAAAATCTGAGCGATGGCCTCCCGGCAGTCCTTCGCGCCCGGAACTTCGCCACAGGGCACATCGTATCCTTCTGACTCGAAGGCGGATGGCCGCAGCCAAACATAGCCTTCGGTGCTCATGTGAGTCAGCGAGTCGCCGGTTTGTGACTGACTACGGCTGCCATTGAGCACGCCGAGCCGGGCAGTTCGTTCGTAGGCGTTCTCTCCCAGCATGGAGGCGCCAGCCTTGATTTTCTCTCGAATCGCCGGATTCTCAGCTTTCAATACCAGGATATCCTTGTCCAAGTAAATGATTACGTAGGGCATGTCTTTGCCGAACTCATTGACCAGGATAGGAACTTTCGTTTCAAGGGTGTTATGGATCGTGGTTCTCTGGAACGTCCGCGGTGTCCCGTCATCGTTGTAGCCGAACTTCTCTGCGTCGGTTTCCGTCCGCGTCCAGCTCACTGTGCGTCCGGACATCGCCATGCTGTACCAGACATCGGCCTGAAGCATATTGATGTCGTTCATCCGGTCGAACGCCTCGGCGTAGGACTCCGACATCTTGGCCGACTGGATGTCGTCGGGATTGGAACCATCGAGGGGCTGCGCGTTGACTCCTGGAAGGTTCTGGGTCATCACCGCAAGCAGAATTTGGAAGAACGCGGAAAAGATGTTGTAGGCGTCCATGAACGTTGGGCACTGGTAGGACGCCCCATCGGAAGAATTCAGAATGCCGCCTGGCGATGCGAGCGTGAAGCAGCCGCCTCCACTATTTCGCCAATTCAAGTGCTGATAGCCCATATCGTAGAACATGAGTTTGCGGCACAGCAGGACTTCGCGGCGCCGGCTATATTTCTCTTGTCCCTGGAACTCGCGGATGGTGGCAGCCACCAGATCCACAAGTTGCCGAGGAAGGTCGATGAAGTCCTTGCCATAGTCGCCCTGGGGTTGAGGCTGTTCCTGTTCGTCCGACGGTGCTTGCGGATCTTCGGCGGTCGGGGTCATTGGATCAGTAACCGCGTCTGGTCTAGCACGGCCTGCCGCTGGATGTCCGCGTAACGCTGGGTGATCTCAGCTACCTTGGACAACTGTTCCTTTGTCATCCTGCGCTTCACGATAGCGATGAAGGCCTGTATCATGGACGGGCAGCACTGCCCAACGCTGAACTCTTCCGGCGGCACATCGGTTGGCATAGACTCGTGGCAGTACGGGCAGTTGATGACGGTCGCCTTCCCCTGTTCGCAGCGCAGCATTTGCTTTTCGATGGAAGCCAGACGGCGTTCAGCGGCCTTTAGACCGCGCTTGATGGTGGTCTGGTTCATATCTTGTGCTGGATGAATCTGGCGCCCAACGCACCGCGAGCGCGAATCTTCGGGTTACTGGACTTCTTCTCCTTGTCGGCCTCTTCCAGTTTAGAGACACCGTGGCGCTTCGCGGCGGCAGTGAGCGCGCCCGGATGTTTAACGGCACCCTTAATCCAATTCGCCACTAATCCCTCCCCCTTACTGGACGGTTTCGATATGTAAGTCCATCAGTCGCGCCGCGGTGAACGCTTCCGTTCCCGGAGTGAGATAGATGTATACCGCGTCCTGGGAAAAGAGCCCTAGAGAGCCAACCGCTGCGGCGCCGGTATCAGCTCCTACGATGTTGGTTGTGCTTGGGCCAGCGGCAATCAGCCACGAATCGGCCTGAATGCTGCCAACCGCAGTGGCGCCTACCGCGTTGGTGGTAAAGGTGCATGAAAACGGAATGGTATAGTTCTGAGTTCCCAGCGCAGAAGTAGTGGTGTCAATACAGACTGCCGTTGGGGCGCCTGCGGTGACCCCGGCCGCCCAGACCATCCCGGCGTTCACCACCATGGTTCCGGTTGCCGTAGCCCCGCCAACGATTTTACCCGTCAAGCGGATTGTGCGGCCGATCTGGTTCAGGTAACCTGTCGGAAGCTGAACCGTCCCAAGGACGGTGGTGTCCCCAGCCGTTGCGCTCGCAATTGTCCCCGATCCGAACGGCCCGAAGTTGGTCTGGAACGGAACTGGCGGCACGCCTGTAGGCTCGTAGGCGAAGGTCGTGTGGCTCTGCGGGACAGGATTGTTTACATTGGTCACGCCGAGGGCCACTGGCGATAACTGCCCAGTGCTGACATAGAGGGTCGGCCAAACGCCGGTTGCTCCGATTGCGCACGCGTTCATAACGCTTTCAAGAGTGGTGAGCGTGCAATTGGTCGAAGTAATTGGAAGTAGGTAGGCAAGAGCAATTGAAGTGATGCCGCCGTACATGCGCCATCCCACGGCCCCGGCGCTGGCTGCCGGGCTGGTGACTGTCAATGCCGACGTAGCCGTGCCAGCGACGTTATAGCCCGTGGCATTGCAGGCACTCTCTCCGCCCAGCGCATCCACATAGGTTTGGCAGAGGTAATAAGTCGAGGTGCTCCAAGTCCCGGTACCGCCGAAAGTGGCCGTCGTGGATGTCAGTACACCCGGCGCCGTGATGGTGGTTAGCGTCGTCGGCTGCATGGACCAATAAAGCGTGGATGCGGAAGCCACCTTGTGATCTTCCAACCATACATTCGAGAACGCCGCGGCGGCGCGAACAATCGCCACGGTCCCGCCGGCTGAATACCATCCTGGCGACAGTGCGATGGCACCGCCGACGCCACTCTGGATGTCGATTGCTTCTTGTAATCCGTATGTGCCGCTCGTCACCAGATCGCCCTGTCCGTGCAGGTTGGCAAACGTCGCAGTGAAGGAACAGGTGCCATAGACCGCAGGCGTCGAGCAACTGACCGCAGTCGGAGTTACTGTCTCAGTGTTTGAACCGCTGCCAATGTTGACGGGGGCGTTCACATTGAGCGGCATGAATACTGTGCCGTCGCCGGCCGTCACGCTGCCGATAGCGATGGTCACGGTTCCGCTGCCGGTCACGGCAGGCGCGGAGTTGACGCGCAGCGCCTCGGAATTGGTGTTGACGCCGCCATAATTGTAGTCGATTGCGTTGCGAACGCCCGCAAAGGCCGTCCGGTTTTGCGCGTGGGCGCTGAAGGCAACGGCCGCTAGAAGCAGCCCGAGAGAAATGTATCGTGTTTTCATTGATTTTGCTCCTACCAACTTTGTGGCGCTTCCATTCCTTCTTGGCCGCCGCCTTCTTCGCCCATTGTACCCTCGACGTGCTGCTTGAGGGATTCCATGTCGGGATGCTCATGCGGGCCTTCCACCATCCCGTCGTGGCCGATGTGATGAGTAGTGTGACCAGCCTCGTGACTGTGAATCGTCATGTGCTTGCCACCCTTTTGCTCGTGTTGGCTTTTCAGGAAGGCGTGTTCGGGCGGCTCGCCTTCGCCGTGTTCGGCCATCGGCGGCTTCCCCATGCCGCCGGGGGGCTTAGTCGCCCCCATCTTGTCGGCACCCATGGCCTTTTGCACGTTCGGGTGCATCTTTCCGGTGCGGTCTTTAACCATTGGACGGCTCCGGCGGAACTGGCGGGTTTAGATCCTCCCCGTCAAACGACACCGCCGCGGCGCCAGTTGGCGAAACGAGCGGTAAAATCCCCGGCCCGGTCGCCGTGCTTCCATCAGCATAGACCACCGTGTGAGTGTCCGGCGAAAAGTCCTCGGAGTCCGGCGGAATCAGCGGCAACGGGAACGGCGCGAAGGCGTTGCGAATCGCCGCATAAACCTTGGCGCGGAACTCGTCAACCGTGTCGGCCTCCACATGGAACGCGAACTTATGGCAGAAAGTCACGCTCAACGCGGGCGGCGTGTACGGTGCGCTCTCGAGTGTGGGCTTGACATCGGCTGCGCCATGCAGCCCGCACTGATTGGGGATTCTCCCGAAGATGCCATGCGACACGCACCCGCACGGGTAAGTTTTCTGGTGTAGCTCAACGTCCGGCATTTACGCCCTCCTGTAAAAATTGTTCTTCCTCGTTTGTTAGCGCGGCGCGCAATTCGTGGCCTCGAACTACATGCAGCGGCGGCTTGGGCGGATCGCGATGCACCAAAAGACTCCGAAGTTGGTCAAGCTGTTTCTGTAGGTCCACGAGCGATTCGTCATTGCAACGCCTGTCAACCGCTAACGTGCTGCGGAAATTCGTCTCGAACTCCACGAATTTTCTCTTCAACGCCTCAATCTCCGCCGCGTGTCGATAAAGGCAGTCAATCTGTCGCCTCCACTCCTGCGACCCGCCGAATGTCCACCGGAACCACGCCGCGATTCTTTTCAGCATCGTACGTCTCGCCCAAAAGCGTATCACGTCTGCACTCTGCGCGCAAATGTCAGGCGTTCCGCCAGTTCGGGCGCGTCACATTCCCGCGCCGCCGCTCTGCTTCCTCAAATTGCCGCATCGCCAACGCCTGCCCTGTCGGATTCCCTGCGGCCTGATTGAAAACTTCCTGCCTGCGAACCTCGGACGGAACTATCCGCCGCGGGCTCAGTTTGGACTTGAGCGCATAGCGTATTCCATCCACTACGTCCTCCCAAACGACGCCAGCCACCCGCAAAACGTCATCCGGGTTCTCTGGGTCGCGGGGGGCAAGAGGAATGTTCTCAATCGCTGCCGGGCAATTCGCCGAGATGAATAGCGCTGGCCCCTGCTTGGCGCGCTCTACGTCCACCCGCATTATCCGCATGGACGCCTGCCGCAAGCAGTTGTACATGAACCGGTGTCCGTTCACACGGTCCTGGTCGGCGGTTGTCGGCGCTGGAAGTCCATGACGCCGCATCACGCCGCTGAACGCCTCTCCTACCGTGTTCGCGCCGCGCTGCCGCGATCTTTTGCCGAAGGCATCCTCGGACAGGTAGAAGTTGGAGATGTACTTGCGCTCTCGTTCTGGAGTCATTTCGGCGATATCGTTCGCCAGGTCCATCTCAGCTCGGCCAGAAATCAGTAGTTCGCGGTACAGGATTACAACATCAACCGGCCATTCCGTTTCCACGCCGAAGTACCGGAACCAGTCAGCCGGCGAAACCTTCCCTGTGACCATCCAGCAATGGTAGGCGTGCTCATGGAATGCCCAGTCCTGCCCCATCCATCGCACCCACCAGTCCTGGACGATCCGATTGACCAATTCCACCGGAAGAATCCGGGCGTCATCCCACACGTCGCTAAAATACTGGCCGGTGAAAGCGTCGAAGTTGCCCAGCAACTCACCCTCGCGACGGTGCTTGGGTAGCGCGTTCATTTTGCGGCCCTCCGATGTCCGCGTGACAAACATCTCGAAGCGCTCGGCGCTGGAAAGTTGGTAAAATTCCTCTACCGCGACCTCCACCTGACCGCGGAACCATTCAAAATTATCCCAGCCGTACATCTGGATGAAAGCATAGTCGCCGGGACGTTCGCCAGGATCGTTGATGCCTTTGTACGGCTTGAAGTCCCGCTTATGGAAAACGCGACGGAAATAAGCGTCGGCGAGTCCGCCAACTCCGATGTTGAAGAAATAACAGGTTTTAGCAAAGTTAGGCGGAACCGTCTTCTTCGTGTCAACCTCTGTGTGCCGATTGCAGATACGAAAACTGGTCAGTTCCTCTTCGGTGAACTGTTCCGCTTGGTCAATCAGCAGGAAGGTACACTCAGGTCCGTACGACACACGCGCTACGTCGATGGCATTCTCAGCGTACACAAAGACAATTCGGCTCCGGTTCCTCTCGCCATTTGGCAACAGGTTTGGAACTACGCTGAAGTCGTATTCGTAATCGCTTGGGCGATAGATCGCGTCCACTTCTGGAAACTCCAGTGCAATCTTCTCCATGTGGTTTTCAAGCAGGTCGCCCAGCGTGCGCCGAACGATGTAGATGACGCTGCCCGGATGGGTAATTGCCAGAGTGATTGCGATGCGCCGGAGTCCCCCGGACTTGGCCGAACCGCGGGAACCACCCGCACCAAGGATCGTCGCAACATCCGGCCCGGTCGTCTCAAGTAGGGCGAGGAGGTCGGCTTGCTTTGGTTGGAGGAGAATCTTCAGGTTCACGGGAGATCATCGCTGCACTTCAACCGTCACTGGACCGACCCCGCTTACGAGATTCGCACGGTAGAACTTGAACCGCGTGGTATCTGTGTAACTGCCGGCGTATTGCGGGTTGACGCCGCCAGCCAACGCGAGAACCAGCGTGTAGAGCGTCTGGTACTGTCCGTCCACGTCCTCGTTGCTGGCTTGTATGTTGACTGTGGCCGCCACCGGCGAATGCGCGGTAAACGTCATGCCCTGGTCGCTTTGGCTGATGCCGGTCGCTCGCGTAAACGCTACAGACGACGCGGCGGCCGCCGGACTCTCCGCGTTCCACAGCAGCATCGAGTCACCGGGCGATAGCGCCGTCAAAACGCCGCCGGCTTGCAGGACTCCGTAGGTTGGCATGGTTGCAGTCTATCACAGCCCGACGCGGACGCCAATCAACGCCGGGCTGGGGCGCGCCGGAACCACACGCGCCAGCTTGCAGTATATCAGAGCTTACGAGGCTCTGATGCGCAGCGGACAAGAACGTAACAGCCGCTTTCGGATGAAAATATCCGCCGCCCATCCTCTTCGTAAAACTCAATCCATTCTGGACCACCGAATTTTTCAGCTACTGGCCGAAGTAGGGAAACCACAGATGCGGTTACCTCTCGTCGCGAGCCGTTGGCAATGTTCGGGACTTCGAAGTCGATACGCTCAAACTCTTTACGCTCAAACTCTCCTATCTCTGCCTTCACTGCACACCCCCCTCGTCAATTGCGGACAGCCAGCGCCCGCGGATACCCCGCGGCCACCCGCAACGCCGCCCAGGTCGCAAAGGAGTCGTCCCGACTCGCTCGCCACTTTTCCTGGTAGGCGTTGATTGCCAACCGGCAGGCTTCGCATGGAGCTTGCCCAGCCACGTGGTGCCGCTTCCACCCGCCTGCAGTTCCGCACGCCGCGACGTTCCGCCTCATGTCAGGTCGCCATCATTCCGCCCGCGGCGCCACTCGCGCGATTCGCTCGCGTGCGCGTCCAGTTTTTCCTCAATAGCCGCGAACCGTTCACGCGCTTCCCCGGCCATCATGTAGCGTCCGTTCAACTCTGCGCGGAGCACGTCAGCTAACTCCTTGTAATCGCGCACCGTCAGTCTCTGCGCATCGCCTTTCAACTCCTCGCGTATCACTTCAGCGATCTCTTTGACCGTCAGGGCCGACGCGTCGGCTCCCGGTTGCCCTCGCGGGCCAGTATCACCTTTCGGTCCCACTACTTGACGCACGAATTGAGTGAGACCCCACACCGCAAAAGCGCCTGTCATCGGCAACACGGCGTACACTCCAGCGTCCGGTACTTGCATCACATCAGCCTAGCACTTTCGCGCGTTCCTCGCCATAGACGCGCTTGGCGATCTTCTCCATTTTTCTCACGCCGGTGCAAGAGCGGCAGTGGCCGGCCGCCATCTTGCCGGCGCGGAGCTTGCCGCAAATCGGGCACGGACGAAGTGTCGATTTGGTCACGGCCGCCGCGGGTTCACTTGCCGACGCGTCGGCGCCGTCGGCGTGGAATAATGGCGCCGTCAACCGGTATCCGCTCCTCTTGCCGCGCGTGGCCGGCGCGTCAATCCTCACGTGGCCGGCATCGAT